TGATAAATAATAATTGGAAGTGCTGCCACAAATAGGGCAGAGAAAATGTCATCAAGTAGTTTATTTTTCATCATTTAAGTTTAAGCGGGTTAATAATTCATCCATCACCATCCACTGGCTAAATGCTTTTTGAGTAGCATCATCTAATGCTCCAAATGCATCTCTGAGCTCTACATATTCAGCCCATAATTCCTGTTCATACTGTTTAATTGTGTCTGTCATAACTAAATTTTTAAGTGTTAATACCTGACAAAGATATAAAAAGTTTCATATCTGCAATACATTTTGCACAAAAAAATTTAATTTTCCACAAATTTAAGATAAGGAACTCACATTATAAGGGGATAATTGTGGTGAAAATCACATAAAATTAAAGGAATAACGTGACAATCACATTATAATGGGTAATAAAAGGGATAAACTACTGCAGTTATGGGTGCTATAAGGGGATAACCTTAAGAGATATTTTTCTTTCGGGTGTAAAGATACTCCTGGTACTTAGTGAATACCAGGTGATTTATTTTGTTGTGCTTTTTACAGTCTCTACATACTATCCAATGGTGTACAGTTCCTGCAGCTGTGACCACTTTCTTATTGTACCGGTAGTTAGTACCACCACATTCAGCACATTCGTACTTATCACCGCCATGTTGCACAGCATAGTTGTGGTTAACTAAGGCATAGCTGTTAAGTTTCTCGAATACTGCCTCAAGGACCTGCACATCCATCTTGCAATAGTCAACCATCTTATCTAATGCATCTTGATCCTTGCGGAATACGATGTCTTTCCACAGGTCAAGGCCTCCTGTCTCCATCTTAGCACCTACCTTGAGGAGCTTAGCAATGTAGTCTAGTTTATTTGAGTTAAAATTGAAGTATCTTTTAGCCCATTTAAGCGTGTCTATGGTCTTAGGGGATGGCATAACACCAATGCCATGAAATAAAGCCCTTGTGCGTATCCATTTAAGGTCAAACCTATCCCCATTATGAGCTACAATCTCATCAGCTTCATGCAGTACCTTGACAAACTGCTCAATCATTTTCTTATCACTCTGACTTTTGGACCATGTTAGGCTGTGTATCTCCTCCTCACCCTCCCATTTGTAGCAGATGCAGATGATTGCCCGTTCATGAATGATATCACCTGGGTTGATGGTTAGGTTGTATCCTGTTCTCCAGAACACTCCGACATTGAAAGAGGTCTCAATGTCATAAAATAGTCTTTTTCTCATCTGTTCAGTTTACTGAGTACAGCACCCCATGCTAATCTAAGAATATAAGGGATGGCAAGCCCTAGCCAAAACGGCCACCATAGTGTTCTGTACTTGACTACCTGTTCTGCCTTGGCAGTTTTGTAGATAGTCTTACCTCGTATCTTTTCAACCTTTGTTTTGTACCTGTACTCAATCCTTGTTTGCCATCTAGTCTTAGGTACATACACATTATTGAACTTTATTACCGTATCGCGATACGCAATAAACTTTTCCCAAAAGATAGTATCATTCTGTACTATTGGGAATGAGTCAATGGTAGTGATGCGGATAGTGTCACTATCCTTGACCACTTGCAATCCATTCTTTAGTGCTTTCTTGTAATGCCATTGAGCTCTCTTAGGAGCTGAGCAGGATAGCAGAATGAGTATAGGTATTAGATATCTCATAATGCCTGTAACATTGCAATCATTCTAGGGCATGGGTAAATATCACTCTTATCTTTGCGTACACTGTTATGTGTGTAGATCCCTGCAGTACCTTTGAATGCCTCTTTGTCTATTGCAAATATCTCTGACCGGTAAGTCTTAGGAATGTCATAGGTCTCGCACAGGTACTCCACCAATTGTCGAGTGCTTTCAATTTGCTCATCCGTATATTTGTACCATAGCACATGACCCTTGTATGGCTTATCTAAGATAGTGACCATTGATGGGTCCACTACTCCCTTGACATAGTTGTAGTACTTGCCATCCTTGAGCTTCAATGGGCCCCAATTGCAAATTTCAATGCCAACAGATAGCTTGTTTAGGTTAAGATACTTGAGGCCATGTACTGCAAAGTCCTGACTATCTATGCCTAGATGGTAGGCCCAATGCTTGGAGCTGAAACATTGTACAATAGATCCTTTCTCACCCACTACAAATGCGGTTGCAATCCTATCTCCGTTGCTATTCCACCACCTAGATACAGCTACGGGGTTCCCGTTGCCTGCTGTGTGATGTAAATAGATTTGTTTCTTAGGAGACTCTTCCTCAAAGTATTGCCCCTTAGATAGGCGTTCCTGAAATATCTTGGTCGTGTCTAATTTCATCTACCTCTTTTTTAATATCCTTAGCCCTTGCAAATAGGTTTTTCATTGCCTGCCATAGGTCAAGGCCTTTCACTGCTTTGTAGTTCTCGTTTATGCTCATCACCTCAATTGATACCAGGATAAGTGCAAGTATTTTAGTGAGCATGAGCTCCACTGAAAAGAACTGCAGTATGATGTTATTAAGTATGAATTTATCAATCATGTAGAACAAAATAACAGTTACCTCATACAGCAACATCTTGCTAATGATTGCACTCAACCCTCTGCTTGTGATTGGCACCTTGTGCTTAATGCTCTTCCATACTCCTGTTATCGTATCCAATGCAATCACAAACCCCACAAGGAACAATAGCCCTGATATTGGCATTAGAAATGTAGAGATAACAGCTAACAACTTAAACCAATTGACCTGCATGGTAGCAAGTAGTATAGAGAGCTGTGTCTTCATTATAAGATAAGGATGCTGTTATTGTATCCGTTCTCAAGGAAGTTGCCACACATACCTGTACAGGTAGTTTGATATTGATTGATGCATGAGCAGTGATTGAACATAGGCCGTAGGTCAGTGTCCATGTTAGTGGTACTGATAAAGATAGGGAACAGGTTGCGGTTAGCTAGGAGCCATCTAATAAGACGTTGCTCAAAGAATGAAGCTTTCTGTGCATAGTGCTCCATGCCAAATGCTACCTCTGAACGAGATACGCTTGCAGAATAATCTCCGTTTTGAGTCTGAAGTCCTTTGTTTTTTAGCTGATACGTCAACCCAAATACAGCATCTTCTGCACTCCTCCATGCAATGACAGGCTGAATGAACTCAACTAGATCTATTTCATCTGGTGTAAGCGTTTGATTGTTGTAAGCTGTCAACATGTGATTGTAGAACGTGGTGCCCAGGATAGGCTGTATCCTTAGTGCTGATTGTGTAGCTATGTATGGGGTTACATCAGTCACATCCACATTGGCTGTAATGGGTGTGTTTGTTTTTAGGTAGGTTTCGGTAATGAAATACAACATTATACAACAGGTGTTTGTGCTGCTGCATTGGCAGCCGCTTGTGTAACATCTCCACCCTCTACAGGAGCAAGTGAAGCAAGTGCTCTAATCTCGTTTATGGTCATGGTCTCAAGTACTTTGGTAGCTACCAATGGACTCAATGTGTTCAATGCATCATTAGTCTTAGAGCTCTCACCCTCAAGCTCCACAATGGTCTCGTTAATGATCTGAAAGTTATTGATTGTAAACTCCGCAGGGATGCGGGCAATAGTCAAGAGCTCTTGAAAGATAGTTGTGACTTGTTGACGTAGCTCCATCACTACATTCTTTTCAAAGATAACATAAGCCTGCTTGATATCGGACCCATTGCCTAGTGCTCCTGTGGTACGGATACCCATGAGGATAGGGTCAATGGTATGGCTAAAACATATCTGCTCAGTATTCAATGCAGATGCCTCATGGAATAGCTTGTCATTGGCATTAGTTGGTAGGCTTTCAATCTTTGGAAGTTGGTCCGCTGAGTTAGCAAAGAATGCCACAGCTTTACCTGCATTGGCTGCCCCCTTGAGGCGGTCAATAGTTTCCTTAATCATGTGTTTTTCCTCCTCAGACTGTGGTCTTTTAGGGAACATCATAGCAAAGGATGGGAACACACTATTTTGAATGTTACTTTTTGCAAAGTACGACAGTTCGCCCGAGAGAAACGCAAAATTAAGTGCCGATGTATAGGTAGGTAGTGGATAGTAGTCCTGCCCAACTGACTTAACCTCGTAGCAATATAGCTGAATTTCATCCGTACAGGTGATGTGATAAGGCTTAATAACCTCCGTATCTATCCTGGTGCTCCAATCATCAGACAAATAGTAGTATCTTTTGCATGGTGATACCCTTACTTTCTCAGGTGATACGTTCTCAATCTTAATGAGCTTTCTTTTTTCACCAAAATACAGCTTGAAATATACTCTATTGTGGATGATTAACTGCTTTGTAACAGCCTTAACAGTGTGTTTTAAGTTAGCTTTCTTTTCAAAGCTATACATCTCTAGTTTTTCCTGTGGTGTAAGCTTGTCAGTGGTAAGGTTAAACCCTCCACCAATCACAGCGTTGGTCTTAAAGTCCACAATGGCTCCGTGTAGGGGTGAGCTGTAGTACATTTGATTGAGCATTTCAGGATAAAGGTTGCCCTCCCCAAATCTCACCCATGACTCCTGAACGTATCTACCATTGATGTATGGAAGTGTCAAGTTACCTCTCCCTACCGGTAGGAATGGGGTGCTAAATGATTGATAGCCCTCCACCATTTCGGGGCCTTTTGGTTTGCTGTTAAATAGTCTTTCGTACCAAGCCATAGTTAGTCATATATTGATGTACCTGCAGGACCACTTACAACCATTCTACCCTCTTCAATAACTACTCCTGTAGTTTGTGCTATTGTCAAAGGCAAAACAAATGCAGTTGAGCTCTCATATACTTGGTAAACGTACTGACCCTTTAAGAGTGCAATATCTGTAGGCTCATCTAGCGTGAACAGATTGTATCTTTCAGGGTAAGCACTTGTATCAGCAGATGTGAAAAGCTGTGGTGTGCTTGTGGTATTCATTTCATTGGTGAACACAAATAAGTAGTGCGGTGTACTAACCGTAGTGACCTCTGAAAGAGTCAATACAAACTGATTAATAACACCTTGATCTAAGTATATCACACCTATATTAATTTAGGTTTGTCAAATGTTCATAAAAAAAGCCCCACCATAGTGGCAGGGCTCTAAGATATAGAGAGGCAGGATATTATACGATAATACCAATTGCAGCAAGTGCAGTAGGGTCAACCTCGTATGCTAGGTACTCATTCTCAGCTACCAAAGTAACAGAGTATTTAGAACCATCAGCACGAGCTGTTCCTGAACCCTCACCTGTAGCAGATACCTGTAAGTATGGGAAGTACCAAAACTTACCATTAGCATCCAATACTACTGCAGCTAGGTATTGCTGTCCTGAACCTAAGATTTTAATAGCACGAGACTTGTCAGCCTCTCTGCGGTGGAACATTAGGTTAATAGTTTGAGTCACAAAAGAGCTACCATTGACCAAGTCAATAGTGCTATCCTCAGTGAAGTTAGAAGTGTTGCGTTTAATGTAGTAGTTTTCAAACAATACAGGAGTAGTCTGAAGAGTGATAGCTGTGATAGTCCAACCTGTACCCGCTGATGGGTCCGCTGGAGTGATAGAAGCTATCTCATCTTGTTGGTTAATCCAAATACCGTATATACCACCACTGTTATTGTCGCATGATTTTAAGATGGCTTCAAGAGCTTGACAAGACATAGGTTAAAAGTATTAAAGAGCCCCCTTGGTAGAGGGCTCGTGATTAATTATTAAGAATAGAATACGATCTCCGCAGGGTTAACAAAGTTAAAACCAACTTTCATGTTAGCACGTGTACGGATGTAAGGCTCAGCTACAGTGTCAGCTAAGTTAACAGCACGTAGGTCAGAAGAGTCACCCTCAGCATCAAATGCATAGATAAGGTTATCTTTCAAAGTCCATACAAAAGTGTTGTTAGACATACCTGGACAAACTACGATTTTGATACCTAAGAAAGTCAAAGACAAATCCTGAGTGATGTATGCTTGAGTGTTACCTGCAGCAACTCCTAAACGGTAGATGTTAACCAATTGAGTAGGCATGTACAATCTTAAGTCAGCTGTACGAGTAGCAATAGTTGCAGGAAGTAAAGCAAATGCAGCAGACAATGCAGCCTCAAGAGCTGTAAAGTTAGCAATAGCACCTGTACCACCATTGATAACACCTGAACCTGGAGCACCTAACAACTTCTCATAACCATCACACAAAGCAAGTGTAGGGTTTAATGAAGCTGTGTCACCTTGCCAACGGATTGACTCGATGTCACCATTGATTTTGTTAGCCATCTCACCCCAATAGAAAGACATGAAAGATGGAACAGAGAAATCTCCGTTAGATCCTTTGCTCATTTGAAGAGATAAGAAAGATTGCTCTAAGTCAAACTGACAAATCTGAGCCATTGCAGACAATGCACAAACGTCAATCTCTTTCGCATCTAAGTCATCATTAGGAGCTGAGAAAGAACAGCTAGATGGTTGTAAGATGTTACCGAAAGTAACAGTTGCTAATTTAGTTTTGTACTTGATACCTGGCAAAGCTCGGTAGTTATCAGCAGTATCCTCAGACAAATATGCCTTAGAATAGAATGCCTCAGGGTTTGCAGCCAATAAGGCTGTTGGGTCGATTTGCAAATCGAATTTTAATTTACGCATGATTATTTGTTTATGAATTTGTTTACACTAGAAAATCTTTGCTGTGCACTCATGGCCACAGCCTCACTCACCACCTCATCCTCTACCTCTGCAGATAGGATCTCTTCAACTTGGTTTCTCAAGTCTGCAATCATAGCCACTACTGCATTCATGTGCTCATCCATTGCAGGCTTAACGATAGCAAGGATAGCCTCTGCATCAAGCACAGGGTCAACTGCCATTGTCTCTTCTTGTACTGTCTCTTCTTCGACAACAGTATCTTCTAGGGCTACTTCCTCGGAAGCCTCTACTTTTTCAACCTCACGTATCTCAATAATCTCTCCATCTTTTACAACGTAGATTTTATCCTCGATAGTGTGTTCTCCATCAGGTAACTTGTTCATGTTTATATTATTTGTTTGTTGCTCTTTTAACTTCATGCCAAGGTACCCCTCAATAGAGAAGCCTATCTGCTCCTGTGATACTAGCTCAGCGTAGTATTCCTTATCAGTTACCTGGGCCGTTACCATCAATGTGCCCTCCGGTACCTCAATACCAAATGATGAATAAGCCTTGTCCTCCATTGGAGTGTCAACTATCCATGCCTCAAGGACATAAGCAGGTACAGTCTTAGATTGGTCATGCTCAAGATTAAACAAATCTCGGTTAACCATCTGCTGCATGAATTTACCATGTATCTTCTCAATCTCCTCCTTAGTAAACTTGACATTGTACTCCTCTTTGCTATCCTCATCAAAGCGGTAAATCTCCATAGGTATCAAAGCAGGTGCAGTGATACGGTACTTTAATTCATCTGAGAAAAACAAAGGCTTAGCTTGAGAGCTGAATGCCATACCTTTTACTTTGATTGCAGGAGTAGCTGTAAAAGCTATCTGCTCAATGCCAAGGTCCTGACCATCTTCTGCATACTCAGGGTCAATGGTTATCTTGTAGGTAGGAATGTTTTTAGAAGCCATACACCTATATTAAAAAAACTCTATATTTGTTCAAAAATTAGAACATGATAACTATCTTAAACAGGGAGATCCCTAACCAAGTAGATGAGCTCAGCATTGAGCAATTTGAAGCCATCACTGATATTAACAATGACCCTAACCTTGACCCCATTGATAAGCACCTCAAGGTGTTCGCTTACCTTGGGATACCTGAGTCTGAGTTCTGGGATTATGATGTGGCTGACTTCATTGATATTGTTAAAAACTTTAACACAATGGAGCAGAAAGATTTTCCTGTAGTGGAAGAGCTTGAGCTTGAGGGGTACCTATACAAGGCACAAATGAGGTTAACTGTACGTGACACCAAGATGATTGAGAAGATTGCACTGCACAAAGAGAAAGGATATATCTCTGAAATGTTAGCGGTGATGTTCAAACGGGAGGACCTTACACCCACTGAGCACTATGCAGATGCTCACATCAAGCAGAAATCTAGACTTATCAGAAAGATTAACGCATCAATAGCTCTACCTTATCTCATGTTTATTGCAGAGAAAATTGCTAAACAAGTAAAGAATGCACCTACCCAATCAGTGGAGCCAAGTAACGCTTGAGCAATACATTGAATTCAGTAAGATAGACAAATCACAGGGAGCCTACTACTACAATAGTGAGGCTCTCTCTATCTTGTTAGATGAGCCCATTGAAATCATTGAGGACATGGATGTGGATGAGATGAGTGAGCTTGTCAAAGCCAATCAATGGTGTGCCTCTGAACCATCTAAGAGATACAAGCATGAGGTGCTTGGGATGAAGTTCAAACCATTCAACAAGCTTACCCTCTATGAGTTCATTGACCTGGACTACTACTTTACTGATAACTACATCACTAATCTTGATAAGGTATGTGCTATCTGCTACCGGCAAAGCAAGGTTAATGAATGGGGTGATGAGGTCCTTGAGCCGTATGAGTTTGACTGCACCATTAGAGCTGAGCGGTTCCTTGACCTACCCATCACAGATGTGTATGGCATTGTGCATGAGTTCCTCAAGTACAGGGATACATTCCTTAAGAACTATGAAAATCTATTCACAGGTGAAGTGGATGAGAACCTCAGTGAGGAGGAACGCAGGGAGCTAGATCCTGAAGAGGTCAAAGAGATAGAGCAGGAGCAGAAGCTTGCTAAGTGGTCATGGGAACAAACCATCTACGGCCTTACCAATGGGGATATAACAAAGAGTGAAAAGGTAGGAGCACTACCTCTCATCTATGTGTTCAATATCCTGTCAATGAAAAAAGAGTTAGACATCTAACGGGAAGCCAGGTGTAAATCCTGCAGGAGGGTCAACTGCCTCAAATGTGTACACAATTCTTTGCTGTCTTTCAAGCACCTCAACAGCTTCTATTAATGGATACTTTTTAGTTAACCATTCAGTGTACTGCCTGTATATATCTGCAGTGATACCTGCGTTGTTAAGCTCATCTGTAAACTGTGCCACATAGTCACGAGGGGTGATCACTCCACCATTCCAAAGAAACGCACCATTGTTAAGAAAGATAAAGTAGTACATGGCTACTATCTGTATCTCCAATTTTTGGAAGCCTGTAATCTTAGCATTGATACGGATACTTTCTACAAGTGTACCCTCACCATCTACAATGTCATTCCTAAGTATTCTCTTGAGTATTGTAGCCATCTTTCTCCTAGTAGGATATAGCACATTAAACTCCCCTGTGTTTGCGTATCTAGCCATTGATTAATTCTTTATATATATCCATTGTATCATCTACTAGAATGGTACCCTTATCCGTTTCTACATTTATCTGAGTATCACTAAGCACTTCAATGGGTCCTGTGATTGTATATTCTATTCCGTTGTAAGTAAATTTAATCATACTTTAGAACACTTAATTTTAACGTCTTAGTTACATCTAGCGTTGTTGAGTTATATAATGCTACAAATAAATAATTATCCACTGCAGGATTAAAGGTTATTGCCGCTGTAGTTTGCGATGTATAGTCGTGAAAATTAGCTGCACTTACAGGGATGGTATATAAAACTGATGTGCTATAATGGGGGTCACGCATGATGTGTGTAAAAGTGTTGTTTGATAAAGTAGGTGACTGCCCTATTTGTAGTGAACCTGTTATGGTATTGCTTGTATTAATACCTAAACGAGCTATACATGTACCCGTTCCTGATATCTTTCTGATTTTTGCTCTAATCATTAAATTTTGACCTTCCGATATTGTACCTGCAGGTATTAATACAGAACCCGAAATAGTACCTGTTGTAGTTCCGGATACAGTAGCTCCTACTGAACTACCTATACTTGTTATTCCATTAATGCTAACATTACCACTACCTAGCAATGAGTTGCCATTCACTGTCTTTATGTTAGTGCCTGATACTAGAGTATCCTGCTTAGCATTCAATGCAGTTTGCAAATCAGTCTGAGCTGATAGCGTTCCTGTGATACCTCCCCAGGATGCACTACCCCCACCACCTGATGCTGCAATAATCTGTGCCCCGGTAATAGCTGTGTTGACAGGTACCCCACCAACAATAGAGGTGCACTCTATTAAGTCAGTAGGCTGTAGGTCACCGGTATGTGCAGGCAGGTTAGGTCTCCAATCCCCCCACCAATTAGTTGTGCTCATACCTATATTACTTTAAGCCTCCAAAATGTTTAGAGTGGTACAGCACAATCAGTCCAATCATTCACTGTCAGTGTGATGTTCATGACATAGCCTGCAGCGTAGTCAAGTAGATCATTGTTCAATGCCTGGAATGATGGTAGCCCTACCACGTCAAAGCTGTAGTCATTGCTATCCATGTAGTAAACATACAGGTCATTGAGTATCTGCTGTGTATCACTTAGGATAGTTATGATGTTAGCCCTATCTTTTTGGATGATGTCAAAGCAGTAGATGTCAAAGTTAAACTCACTTGTGTTCTCAGTAGGGTTAACTGCTACAGGAACCACGAACACAATAGGATACTTCTCATCCTTGGTAGCAAAGTTAAACAGCTGTTCCTTGAAGTCACTGCCTACTTTCTTAACCTGCTTGTGGTTCGTATAGAACAGCTCAATGTGATTGATGATTGCTTGTAGTGAGTTCATTATAATTCAGCGTTTTTGTTAATCTTATTAATCTTGTTCTGTACGTTGGTGACCTGTGTCTCAGATACTATAGCAGTCACGGTCATAGAGCTCTCGTTAGATGTGCCTCCTGCACTCATTGTACCTCCAGCATTAGCTGAACCAAACAGCTGTGCCGCCTGTGGTACCTGTTGTGCTACGTTAGTACTGCTAGCCTCTGAGCTACCACCACCACCACCACCTGATGGGGTACCGCTACCTCCTGATGTAAGTATCTGCTTTGCCTTAGCAATGTTGGTAGCAATCTGAATGATACCACTAGCAAACTGAGCCACACCTGCAAGACCTGCAGTAGGAGCATTCAATGGGTTAGCTTGTGATGCAGCAACTAGAGCAGATATAGCCTTTGCTGTGTCAATACCTATCTGTATCAATGCCGATGCCTTGTTGAACTTCTCTAGTTTCTTTTGGTCCTTGATAAGCATACCACCTACCTCACTAACTCCTGATACTATCTGCTGAGCAAAAGCTAGCTTAGCATCCCTTTCTTTTTGTGCGTTCTCTATCCTCTCAAGTGCATACTTTTTTTCAATAGCTTTCTTATCCTCTTCAAACTTAGCAGTAAGCTGTAGCTGTGCAGCTGCATTGTCACCTATGACCTTTCTATCTGCCTCAAGTTTTTCCTCAAGAGATCTAATATCTTTCTCTTGCTGTGTAGCGTTTA